TTGAATTTCAAACCTTTTTTGTTGTTCTACCAGAACATACGACTTCTTCAACTCTATTTCTCTCTATATGAATATCTCCGAAAAATCAACATTCAATCAAAACTCACCAACTATATCACCGGAACGATTCAACACCAAACTGAAACCAAAATCTCCCCTATTCTGTCCCCGAATGAAAAGCCCGGCAGAATTAACTACCGGGCCCGCCAGACTAAATACAAATGTGTAATCAAAAGCGTATTTGAACCTGACTAAACTCTTTACCGAAAGCATGAATGCTATTCAATATCTTTTCGGACGTATCTTTATTCGGGTTTCTATAACCATTAGCATAATTCCAAAGCTGCTTCTGGTTCACACCCGTTATTTCTTTCATGCCTGCAAAGGAAATAAATTTTGAATAATATTTCAAGAAGCCGGACACATCAAAAGTAAATTCGATTTCGTATTCTCCTTTTAACAGTTCCGGTAATTCCTCGTTTACCTCCTTATACAATTCCAGACCTTCCAGTAGATTTTCCTTTGTTTCTTCTACTGTATCACCGGCACCATACACACCGGGCACATCTTCCAACCATGCCCCAAACTGATCCTTACCACCAGTTATGACCGCTTTTAATAATTTACCTTCCATATTCTTTGATGTTTTTAATTACAAAGTAAAGAGAGGGGCTTAAAGCCCCATCTCCTTTTCAATCTTAAGCCGAAGTCCTTCGGGAATCTCTTTTGAACCGTGAAAAGGTACTGGATACCTTTTGCCATTCTTTTCGTAGATTACATGACTTCCACTTTTACGAACCTCAATCCAACCTTGCCGAACTATGGTTCTGTGAAATTCTCTGTACTTCATAATTTCAAATATCGCTTTTGATTACATTACAAATGTAGGAAATATTTCCATCATCGCAAAACATTTTGATAGAAATATTTCCCCGCAAATTCATATTTAGCATTTACACATAAAAAAGCGTCGATATATCAACTATACAGACGCTCTAGCCTTAACTATGGAAAATTTACTATTTCTTCCACCAACTCATATCCTTATATACAACTTTCTTTATTTAAAGTACCTCAAAAACAGATGGTAAATCATCTGAACTAAATCCTATTTGATCATATAGAAGATCTTCAAAAATATCGATTAGTTCTTTTGTAATAGCTTCAGCCTCCAATAATTTTCCTCTCATTATAGTCGGATTATTTCTATTATCAAATAAGTACAATTGGTGAACTAAGTTATTACGTTCATCTCGAAATGTATGAAGTTTCTTTTTTTGTTCTTCTGTTATCAACTTCAAAGAACACGCCCTATTTATTGTATTATTGAAGTTTAGCTCTTTTGCATTACTCCTTAAAACCTCAAAATCAACCTTTAATTCTTCATCCGGAACAGTTTTTCCTGTTTTTTTTTCTTTAATCACAGCTTTATCTACTTTTCTACATGTTTCATCCCAACAATCTTTTGTTGCGACTAGGAATTTAAGCAAATTTTCCACTAAGCTATATAACAAAACTGTTTCTTGATAATACAGATCAGAACTACTATTTTCTAAAGTAGCTGTGACTTCCACCCCTATCCGGTTTGTTACATCGATAATATTAGGCATACTATATAATATTTAAATTCGTCAATACTAGTTCATTCGAATAACTCTAATTGCTATAAAGATTATTTAATCCTTATTTTGGGAGAAATAACTTTAAAATCATTTATCCGATAATCATCATCGAAAAATAATCCATTTATTTTTCTTTTAATAGGATGATATAAATCTTTGGGAAAGTAACCCTCTTTAAAAGATTGCATTACCTTATATGCATTTTTATTACTGTATAGCCCTATAAATTGATTTCTACCAGCATTAATAGCACCAATATTGTATAGAAAATCAGTAATAAAATGTTTTGTTGATCCATTTTTTTCATTTTGAGTAATAAGAAAGTAATCTTTTACATAAAAGGTTCTTATCTCTTGAATTGTAGAGCAAGAAATTTCTTTTTGTTCTTCTTTTCTTACTTTTTTATAATAAGTTACCGCATCTAATGTACATCCCGTTTGAACTACATCCTTCATGTCTATAAAATAATTCCCATCAACTAAAATCATACCTGTAGCTACATAAATTGTATAGTACATTTTTTCAATCTCACATGAAAAATCTTTTCCATTATTAGGAATTTTAAGATCATCATATTTCAGATTCTTTATCTTCAAATTTCTATGTATACGTCTAATAAACTCATTTCGATCTTTTTGATTACTCATTTTATCTATAAAATTTAAGTTTTTTACAAAAATAGGCATTTTACTATTCAGACAATGAAATTCTGCATGTTTGAAAACACAAAAGTATAAATAAAAAAACCGCCCTACCCTCACGAGTAAGACGCCCAATTACTAACTAAACTATTACTATGAGAAAAAAGCGTTATTTAAAACTCCTAGCTATCCATAAGCCAAAACAACCAAACAGAATAACAATCAGTCCAGATATCCAACTCGGCAAAACAGACCTCCGATCAATCAGCACATCATCAGTAACAATCTCTCTTATACCTTCATCCTTTACCAGGATAGATGTATCAGTTTCCTGCCTATCACAATTATCTTCTGTTGTCACCGATCGTTTTTGTTCGGAATGGATATCCATCTGGGTAGTCTTTACAATATATTGGTTCCCGATACTGTCCGGCTTGGATAACTTTGTTATAGTTATGATACCGGTTCCTTTATACTCCAGTAACTCCGTAATTGTCCGCTGAACAGATTCCGTGACATGTGTACTATCCTTTTGACTGCTGACAGCTGTACTAACCGTTTCCGATCTGTAGCTTTGCTTTTTTGTTCCGCATCCAAAAAAGAGAAACATACACCAGAGTAATACAATGCCTTTCATGGTTTTACATTTACGTTGGGAAGGAACGATGTAAATTCACTCTGTACGTCAAAGCAGGGACATGCTTTCAACCATTCAAAAGGTTCAATCACACCGTTACCGTTCAAATCAGGCGAATAAGCCCGGTGACCTTTTACTTCTACAACGTTTGGATACTTCCGGCACAATTCATTTACCAATTCACGGATGGCCGCCTTTTGCGCTTCTGTACGAGTATCTTTGGGATTCCCGGAACCATCTAGTCCACCGACATAACAAATACCTATACTGTCCGCATTGTGCCCTGAAACGTGCGCCCCGGCTTTTTCTACTGGTCGCCCTTTATGAACTGATCCATCGGCATAAACTACGTAATGATAGCCGATACCGTTCCATCCGCGTGTTTGGTGCATTTTATCAATATCTGCAACTGTTAGGGGTTGTCCCTTACGTGATGCAGTACAATGTATTATGATTTTATTTATCTGTCTCATTTTTATCTCCTTCTATTTCTATTATATCTGTTTTCTTTCCAAAGAAATTCAAGAACTTCACCTTTACATGCTTTCCACGTGCAGCAAAGTAGTTGACATATATACTTTCTAACTCAACACCGTATATAACGAGTAGAATTATAAGCGGTAGCAAGTCGATCCCAAATGGTTGCCCGAAAGCCTGGCCGAACGAATAAGCCATTACAACCCAAATGATATAACTTGTAATCTTATCCATTGTACGCCGGACAGCCCGTGATCGTTTGATCGGGTCTTTCCGGTATCGTGATGCAGCAATACCGAACTTCAGATCACCCAGCGTCAGCACTAAAGCCAGGAAGAAAAGCCATTTCGCCCAAGCGAAAAATTCAATCAGTCCAAAAAGGAATTTATCTGTATAGTTCTCCATCAGTCCCCTATTTTAGAAATTACAGGACCACGAACCGGAGTAATGCTTCCTTTTCTCCATTTAGGGAACTTATCTGAATTATGCTTGATATACCGGAGACAATCATTCATCAGTTCCTCAGCAACAGAAAAAGCATCCTTATACTCTTCCTGCTTTTCTTTTAACTCTGCATGTGAGCTATATTCAACCTGATTCTGCATCAATCCCACCCGTGACAGGTTCCTGTCTCCATGTTTCACCAAACGCGCGTAAACGAAATATTTCAGAGCTTTTTCAAGGCCTGAAAATATAAATTCATCATTCCCATTTTTATAGATGCCGCCATGAAGCAAATTCTCATAGGCTTCATTGACCGGTGAGCCTTCCTCACGGTTGACATACCGGAGTAAATCTATGAAAAGGTTATCGCCTAAAGCATTTTTGATATCCTGCTGCTGGGATTCATCAATGTACACAAGTGTTTTTTCAACATCTACATGCGTCGACATGGGGCGAACGGTAGTTTTTACACTATCTACGTCCGTTAATTGCTTATTAAACAGATTGGACTTCATAACTTAAAGGAATTAATGAATAGTCGTTTGTTTGATTAACCGGATATGCAAAATGTGAGAACACAGATCGGAAACTTTGTTCCATCAGGACACGCTCGTCGATCGTCATAGCATTATAAAAGTTAAAGGCATCATTAATAATGTCGTTTGAAAACCCCAATGCACCGGAACGAATGCGGTAAAATACCTCCTGATTGAACGCTGCATGTATTTCCTCCGCTACAGCATCCTTTGTTACAGTAAAGTCTTTATCGAAGTTCTTGGTTGGGAACTCGACAAATTGAGGAACATCGTCTCCATCTTCACGCCCTACACCTAAAATTTTACATGCTTCGGAATCACCTTGAAAATCTTTAAATTTCGCTGCATCAAAACCATTCTGATATTCTGTCCCTTCAACCCAATTTCCATCTTTATCTTCTACCATGACTTTCTGTCCTTTGGGATAAACGAACATACCCATCGGCAAAAAATTACTTCGGACATTACGATAACGAACATTTGCCAAACCTTCATCGGTGCTTATATCAGTAATGGCACTGTCGTAAATGGTAGATGGATAGACCATGAACCCATCTTTTGACACATATAACGTCTGACCTTTATAGGCTTCGATACCTCCAGCTTCCACAATTTGAGATAGTACAACGTCTGGATTGGGATTAAACACATCTGTATAGGCAATGGTACTTTTACTGGGTTTCTTGATCTTTTTCCTACCTTTCGAACAGATCCAATCTGGGTGTATGGCGATTTCGGCTATATATCCAGCATCGTCTTCAATGCCCAGTCGGCAGTCTTCAAAAGGAATATGCTCAACGCTAGTGATCTCACATAGAAGATTGTAATTTATGTGCAAAGCAAATCCACCAAATTTTGCCAAATCATCAGAACAGAGCCTTAGCAAAGTATCACATGTCTGGCCTTTCATATTGACAATAGACTTGTAAAATAAGGAATCTTTGAAACCTGCACCTCTAATAAATTTTGCATACCGGCCAACACAACTTTTTGCATTGCTGGAAGCACCCAACAGTTGCAATATCATCTGAGGATAGTTATTCCCCTTTCCATAACTTTGTATATCCAGGTTGGTTACATCTGCTACAGGAATACGTATTTTCGGTATTTTTACTTCATCAATTGTCATATTTCACAAGTCTATTGTATCAATTAATCTACTTCCGTCTGATCCTGATTTTTTCCGTTCTCCAATGCACCATCTTTACCCGGATCATCTGTTTTCTTCTCACTTTCTGCCTTCAATTGTTCAGATGCCTCTTTCAGTAAAGAATCAATATACTTTTTCGTTACTTTCACATCACCAACCTTATCAAAGGTCACAAAATGCTCCTTTACAGCTCTTTTTGTCATACCTTCAATAAGCATTCTTTTCATATCGGCGATAGCATCCAATTCGGCAGGAGTTAATTCAACAGGAATATGTTCTTTCCCTGACAACTTTTCCAAATATTCTGCAACATCATCCTTCCATCCATCAGGCAGACGTTCAAAATACTTACTGTTTTTTTCATCCAAAGACAAAAATTCGATCGCTAACTCATCCGTACAATTCTGGTACACGATCATACGACTGGAACCAAAGCCAAGAGGCATACACACACCTCTGGCAATCTGATATCTTTTTTCTTTCATACGTTCCTCAAATAATATTCGATTAGTTTTATAAAAGTTGACGAGTTCCATCAACGCATCAAAATAGCAGTTCCTACAAGTGTAGGATATTTTGCGACATAGAGCTTTAGAAGCCAAAGAAACGAGCGTATCCCGTTCTTGCGGTGTTTCTTTCCGAAGACGAAAACGCTCGATCACTTCATTTGTCAATAGTTCATCCACTCTCATACCTATACAGTATTAAGCTGCTGCAATCAAACTATCAAACAAAGCCTTTGTCGTTTCATAATCAGTTTTATGCAGGAACAAACCTGATTTCGGGGCCCGTTCTTCTGTCAACACAGCTTTCCAACCTCCTTCAGTTTCCTCACTGTATTTGTCATTCTCCAATGTCGTTGCAGTCATACCCTGATAAAAACCGGAAACCTGGAATGCAGCATCTTTCGTTGTACCTTTATGTTTATTTTCATAAACGACAACAAACGTCCCATTTGCCAAACCATCAATAATGCTTTCGCTAGTCTCCGGTCCGTTGTCAAGGATCACAATTGCAAACTCATTATTGAATGTATTTACATAGGTTCCAACATTCAGACTTGTTTTAGTCCCGGTAAAGGGTGTTTTGCCCGGCACGAAACATTTATATCCTTTCTTTCCTGTCTTCAAAACAAGAGCCTCAAGAACATTGCTTTTTCCTGTAGCAAACACGCTTTTTGCAAAATCAATATCTGAACGATTAATGATTACTGCATTAGCTTCCAAACCACGAGTAACTGGTGTATCACAGTTGATATCAATATCTTTTTTAATTAAACTTTCGCAATCTGCCATATCTATGAGTATTTGATGGGGTACAGAATACCATACCCCGGATTATTAATAAGCAGCATGAATCAGTTCGTCCTCTTTGATAAGAGTACCGATCTTACCCGTTGAATAGATATAGTTCATACGTTCTTTACGTTCGAACCACACATCAAGTTCTGAAATAGCAGAACTACCCGGATAGCCCATGAGCAACTGACTGGGTGAAGTATATACAGCACGATGCGGTAAATTCAACTTTGTATCATTATCCTGATATTTTTTTGTGAATCGGTCAAACAAAGAGATAGAATAAACTTTCACACCATCCCACTCAGAGACTTTTAGACCATCAAACAGAACCTGCCACGGCATAATCGTATTATAGGTTTGTTTTGCATCCCAGGCTAAAGCATCAGCCAAAGATTTCGTACAGAAAATAGCCGATCCGTCCATTGCCTCAATGCGTCCATCTGCATCCATTCGGATTTTTTCAAACAAAGATGTTGCAACACCTTTTGTCAATAATCCTGATTTCTGGGTTGCATAAGATGCAGTGTCATTCGCTGAGATTGCTGTATATTGATTAGAGTTCCCGGCTGCAATAGCAAAAATACGTTTCCAAAAACCGTCGGCCATCGTAAACAAAGTTGGATCGACACCTGATGTCAACACACCTCCATCAGCATTATTTTTCGCGTCTTTATCACCATACCAGGCAATACGCCACATCATTTTCCGCATGGCTTCTTCCAATTTGGGTAACACAATGTAATCCATGTATTCCGTAGATGTAAGATCACCGATTTCAGTACCAGTTTTCAAACAGTAATCAGCAATCGTTCCTTCCAAATCTTCATAGCAAAGATTCAAAGGAATTTCCCAGTCCCCGAGTTCCCACTGCTTTTCAGCAGCCGGAATACCGACTGATTTGTAAGTAGGATTACAACCGGCTCCCTCATTACCGACATCTTCCATTTCTCCAATGAAGCCAAGGCGTTTACCGTGGACTATTTTACCCATTGACGTAATAAACTGCTCCAGGTTTTCATCCTGAAACACAGTCATGTTTAACAAATCACGCAAACTCTCAATAGCATGATTTGTAGGGGTTAATTTCGTAAAATCTAACTTAGGCATACAAACATTTTTTATTTGTTAAACTTCTTTTTACGGGAATCACGTTTTTCAGCCAGCTTTTTATCAATCAAAGAAACTGGATCACTGTTTCCACCCTGTCCACCTTGATTGCCTTGGAAACCTCGCGCATCAGGAACATAGCTACTTGCAATTTTCTTCAAGCCTTCCAAGCCTCCCATTGTTTTGACCTTGTTCAAGATCACAAGTTCGTCCTGGCTTTTTGCCTGGGTACGCAAAGACGTTAGTTCAGCTTCCAATTCCGCTATTCGCGCATTGGCTGCATCCAGTTCGTCATTATTATTTTCCTCTTCCGGATCGCGGATTTCTGTTATTACTCCACCTTCTACGACGATTGTACTTCCATCCGGCATAAGATGTTCTCCGTCCGGGGATGCTGTATCACCGACCTGTGGTTCCCCTTCTTCACGTTCTACTGTTAAAGTACTTCCGTCGGCAGTTGACAGATCAAGAGCGACCTTTTTAAATGCTGCTTCCGCATCTTCAATTTTTGCATAGCCTAACTTTGCAAGCATTTTAGCAAATAGACTCTGACTAACTTCTACATTTTCTCCTGTTTTTGCCATATTATTTATATTTGAGTGATCTTTTTTTGAAGCAGATAGAGGAAGGAGGATAGTTGAAACAAAGCCCAATTCTTTTGCCTGATCCATATCTACATATCTATCTTCTTCCATCAAAGATTGAAGTTGTTCCCTGTCCGCTCCTGTCCTTTCTACATACAAATCCAAAAACTTTTCATTTTCACGATCCAAATCATCCGCCATTTGACGAAGATCATTCGACCTCATCGTACAGCCTTTATTTGCAAGAACAAGGGGTTTATGAATACATAACTTTGAATTAGTATATCCTGATCGTCTTTCTTTTGATGCAGCAAGCAATAAGATGGAGGCCATCGATGCACATTTTCCTTCGATAACCGCAGAAATATCCTTCCCTGTGGCACGAAGTTTATCATAAATACTCCATCCCTCAGAAATATTGCCGCCTTCACAATTAAGACGAATCTCTATTTCATTATCATCTTTTGGAATTGAGTCAATAAAAGCATCAACAGTTGAAAAAGACGTTCCATCTATCCCGGTCCACATTAACCGGACAACTCTTGTTTCTTCATCTACTATATCGCTGTGAATCTTTAATACCGCCATATTTAAAATATCTTTTTGTGCAAATTTATATCATATTGTATATTTAAGAAGGAAATAAAATGAAAAAGCACTGCACATATTTTGCAGTAATAAAAAAAGCCGTACCGATAAACGATACAGCCTATGAAATAAATAATACAGAGATTAAACAGAACGTTCCATCTTAGAAATGACCTGATACACTTTTCGTTCACTCATACTATACTGATCGGAAAGGAAAGAAACAATATAAGCCTTTTTCAATCCATCCCTTTTTAGCCGGGCATACTCATTATACAGATCGACATGTAAAAAATCAGATGTATTCAAACCAGCAGAATAGAGTTTTTCTAATAACTCCTTATTAAAGGCTAATATTTCATGAACTTTCATATAGTAGAATTATTTTGGATCATTTTCACTCTATCTTGTACCTCTGTAAACTCAACAACACTAACAACGGGTGCCGGCATCGAAGCGACAGCTTTAGCTATGTTGTTTATACAATCTTCACTTAAATCAAGATTTCCTATCGCTACTCCTTGTTGAATTTGAGAACGTTCTGAAAAAGATATCGCTTTTATTGCATTGGAGAAAGGAACACCGCCACCAGCTACATTTACCGCGCTAGCGATAGAACGCAGTAAGGGATTAGACATAGATCGCTTGTTAATTATAGCTTCACCCCCCTCTGCCTCAATCTTAACACCTCCATTTGCATGGGATGGACCAACAATATCGCCACCATCTGCATATTTTGATGTCTCCAAACTTGGTGCCTTAACATTTGTCTCCACTTTGTTTACAGAACTCTTGATTGAAGCAAACTGAGCGGTAACAGCAGCTATCACAGTCGCTAAAGATGCAAGATAATCCCATGTAGTAATGCCTTTAGTACTGGAAGCTGCTCTTGAAAGCGCAACACCTTGATTTAGCATTACTTCTGCAATAGCTAAAGTTTTAGTTAGCGCTAGTAATGCGATATTGTCATCCGCTATACTACCCAATACGCTCCCTAATGATCCAACAATAGAAGCGATGGCTGCCCGTTTATCTCTAGCATCTTTCTCCAAGTCTTCATTCATCTGTTTTGTGCTTTCCGCAATCTTAGCACGTAATCTTAATACAACGTTCACGTAATCCTCTTCAGTTTTAAACATAGTCGCCTTTGCCTGAGCATCCATATTCACTAAAGCATCATATTCTGACTGTGCTTGTTGAATCTTTATGTTATGCTCTTCCAAAGAACCCTCACGAACCTGTAGCAGCCGGTTCTCCCATTCTAGTTTAAGCATATCTATTTGTTTGTCAAATTGCTCTTTCCGAAAAGCTTTATTTTCATCTGCAACCTGTTTGTTATATGCGGCATTTATATTGGCTTCCGATTGCCGAAGCTCTTCAGCCAGCAACAAATTAGCAGCAAGCTCAGCCTGTCGGTTCTGCTCAATCAGAGAAAGACGGAGATTATGTTCCTGTTCTGTTCCTGCTTTAACCGCAGCAAGTTGTAACTGAATACGTTTAGTTTCTTTTTTTATCTGAACCTGGATAGAATCATCAGATAATTTCTTCAAATCTGCGTCACGCTTCTCTTCAGCCAGAATTATAGAATCATTCAACGCTTTCTTTGCTGCATCAGTTAAATTCTTTTCAGTACTGAGCTTGCGTTTCAAATCTTCGATCTGTCGATCATACTGAACATTTACCGTTTGTCTCTGTTTTTCTATCCCTTCTTTAACTAAAGATAAAGCTGCATCTTCAGCCTGACGGCTCAACTCTAATTCTTTAGCCTGCTGTTGCTTTTTTATCTCCAGGGCCTTTTTTGAACTCTCTTTTGTTATGGAATTTGTCTTATTCTGAAGTTCAATCTGTTTCGTATAACTATCACGTTGTTTGTCTACTACATTTTGAAACAAATCTGAAAACTCTCTCAAATCAGATATTGTACTCTCGGAAAGACCAAGTTTAGATATAGCATCATCGGCTTTCATAGACCCACTAGAAACAGCTTCTAACATATCCCGAACTTCCTGAGTGACTTCTTTCTGACCTAACAAATTAGCCAACTTCTTTTCCCCGAGTTCGATCTGTTGCTTCATATCGGCTTGTTCTATTTCACTAGCCTGTTTTGCTGCTGCAATACGTTCTTTGGTCGATTTTGTTGTATCATCGGAAATCATTTTTAGCCGTTCAATCTCTTTCCGCCCAGCTGCACGCTGCATATTCAACATTACTTCCTGCTTTTCCAGCTGCTGACTGATATCGTTCAACTCATAAGCTAGTTTTATTTCACGCTGTAATTCATCACCAATCCCGGCAAAGGTCGCTTTCATATCTTGAGCTGCCCCTTTAAAGTCACCAGAGAATACTTTAACCAATGCACCTCCAAATTTAGCAACCCGATCAATTATAACATTAATAGCTGCTCCCAATCCGGCCATGACATTACTCAGTAACTCAGTTCCCTTCTGTGTTTTTGTCAAATAAGCGACAAGAGAACCCAGCGCGACAACGATCGCACCGATACCGGTACTGATAAGGGCAATCTTCAAAATTTTCAGTCCCGTAGAAAGCAGATTTGAAGATATGGCAGCCGCTTTTTGGGCTCCGGACATTTGAGTTGTAGCAGCAGAGTTCAATTTGTAATCAGCGGTAAGAGTTTTGATTTCTAACTGAACTTTTTTGTACAAAGCAAGGAATGGAGACATTACTTCGCGAAGAGTACCCTGAATCTTAGAGAATATCCCAGTTTGATTAACAGCCGATTTTATAGCTTCTTCGTATCCTCCTACTGAACGACGATAATCACCCAACTTTTGTTCAGACGTTTTAATTTCCTCGTTGAGAGACTTTATTTTCTTCTGCAAATCACGTCCTTTCGCTGATTCTCTTTCGATTTGACTAAGATTTACATATACCTTATTCAGCCGGGAAAGTTCAGCACGCATAGATTGCAAACTGCCTTCCTGGTCTTTTATTGCTTTATTATTATTACGTATTTCTTTTGTCCAAACAACATTCTCAGTCCGGAGTCTTTTTATTTCAATAGCATAAGCTTCATATTCATCCTTACCATCTTTTGTTGTTTTGTTCAACAATGCTTGTTCTTCACGTAACTCTACAATACGTTTTTTGTTTTCTTGTATATGTTTCGATGCTACATCATTTTTAATAACTACTTCTAATATTACTTGTTCTTTATTATCCGCCATACCTCTAATTTTTTATATTTGATACTCCTACTAATTAGATCCTATAATTAGACTTTATTCAAAGGATTTTACATAATATCGGATTATTATTATACCCTGATACCCTCTTCCGGGACGAGAAAACTGCCCGCTAGAGACTCCCATGCCACCGCCACCGGATCCATAGAATGTACCATTTCCGGCATTGCCCTTAATACTGCCACCACCTCCGCCGGTTTTATTTCCTGAATATTCATATAATGTACCATTGCTATATTCAACATAACCACCGGTTGCCGCATATTTTACAGTACCAGTCAAATCCGGGTCTATATGAGATAAGTCTCCAAAAGGACAAAGTGTGCCATCTTTAGTGTAAGGACGTCCACCATTGCTTTCTTTTCCCGCTTCTCCTCCTGCTACAGTATATTCTCCAAATGTTGTTGGGTTTCCTTTTTCACCACCATACGATAAAGCAGTCCAATCCCCAACTGATAATTCAAATATTTGATTTTTTGTGAAAGAAATATCTTCTACATATAATACTTCTCCACCTCCGCCACCACTGACCCAGTCTCCATTAGTGTTTACAGAGTTTGAACCGTCACCACCACCTCCGCCACCTACTATAAAGATGTCTATTTTTTTTGTATTGTCAGGCACAGTCCAAGAGGTCCGAGATATATCAGTGATTATCTCAAATTTTTCAACAAGGGGTATTTCACTTTCTTTTATCATACGGGTAACTTTCAATATAACAACTCCCTGATAACCATTTCCTCCTTTTCTTATTGCGTTACTAAATGTCCTGTATATAGTTCCACCCCCTCCGGCAGAACCGTAAAAAGAAGCATTATCAGCAGCAGTAGAGCGATTGGCTCCTTTTCCTGCGCCAGTATTCCCTCCTACATTAGCCGTAGTAGTAGTACTCCCATCTCCTCCATTTGCTCCAAATAAATCAGTAGATATGATAGATTCCGATTCTATATCTCCAAATGGACAAGCTGTTCCATCACTCCCAATTGTTGGCGATGAATTTGTTCCGGCAGTTCCACCATTACCACCCAATGCAATGAGGGTTCCAAAAGATGTATCACCTCCTTTGTTTCCCGCATTATTGGCTGTTGTTGCTGCACTCCCACCTTGTCCGATCACAACATTTATTTCTTCTCCTTTAATGAATGGCATGTTTTCCTGATATACAACTGCACCACCTTCCCCAGCATATCCAGCTGTATAGGAACCATAAGATGTGGATGCTACTGGCAGACCACCTCCACCACCAGCACCAACCAGAAAGACATCGAGTTTTACCGTATTGGCAGGTACTATGTAAATTCCTGATGATTTGATTACCACCAACTGGGCGACCTCTATCATTCCAGAAGCAAAAAGCATTGATCTTCTTCTGTTCATTATTCTACGTATTCATTATAAATAAAAGGTTCAGACGCACGAACAGTATACTTCCAGTCCGCCCATAATATGCTAAGTTCGCACGCTTCTTTACCTGCCAGTTCTGGCAATTCTGATACAATAAGCAGTTTTGAACCTTCTGAACCAGCATTGGCATTTAACTTGATGGTAAAAGTTATTTTAGTGGTTGAACTACTTGTGTTTCTAATTAGCAAAGTAGTAACCGAGTTATGAAGTGGATAAAATCCTGCTGGAACAATTAGCAAATTTTTGCTAATACTCATATCAAACACCACATAACCGCCAGTAAAAGGAATATTCTCACCAGAAGTAATGACCGTCTTGGCGTATGTACATGCTGCCCTTACAGTAGCATCCCGCCAGCCATCGCCTGTTACACCTCTCAAATCCAGCAAATAATGATACATATTGTCAGAATTTGTAACACCTTCGGATATGACAAAAGATAACAAATAATGAACCACCTCCCCATCATATCTTTGCATGATGGAAGTACATCGGGAATAACCTTTCTTGTATGAATGATACGGACCTTCGGATCGGGAATATATAGGTATATTTTCTTGATATGCCCTTTCCATATCCTCTATTGTGTTACCGTTTATAAATGAACCCCAATCCAATTCACTAGTGGTTCGTACTCTATTTATTTGAGTAACATCACCTATTTCGATATATTCACTATTTGAGTTTCCCCATTCAGCTACACCTGGAGCAGTGTTTGTTAAAACCTGTCCCACTGCCCCACCTGCCGGAATAAAGTTATATCCCTCCCCTGTTGGCAGGACAAACTTATTTGCACCGGATTCTATACCTTCCAGCTTTGCTCCTTCCGCATTCGTCATTAAACGTTTCCCTGCTTCCTTCAAAACATAACGTTCGTTGGCTTCATTCTTAGTATAGTAATCAGACAAATCGACAGAAGTAGAACCAATCAATTCAAATTTGCCAGAAGTTTCATTCCAAATATATTCATTGTGAACGTCGTTTCCTGATCCTGTTTTTGGAACTAAATAGATCGTTCCTTTAACTCCTGTATCCGGCAGTACCAGAACTACTTTTATGTCGAATTGGACAATACCTGCAATCTGTTCGTTGGTATATGTTTTTGCCAACTGTAGATTTCGTCCTATCTCTTCCCTCAATTCTGCATCGTTAAAAGGGATATACTCAACAAAAGAACCTTCTGTACTTCCACCGGAAGAAGGAACAAAAAGATATTGTTTTCCTCTAATTAAATCAGAGCCATTTACAGAGACATTCCCGGAACCCTTACCTGGCAATCCCGTATCCCCTCTAGGAATAGTCAATTTTAATAAGTATTTCGGATTCCCTTCTGGGGTTTGTCCGACCGGAGTAAAGACAGCAGAAGCCTCAGAACCTGCCGCACCTGTCACTATCTCACTAAATTCAAGAACGGGATTTTTACCAGCATCACCTTGCGGTAAAACCAAGTTTATTTTATACATTGGATTACCTAATGGATCATCACCGTTAGGAATAATAGACACAGACGGTTCCAGCCCTTTAGATGCACTTCCGGCTTCCATTACCGGGGTTTTTCCGTCATTTCCTTTATCCCCTTTACTTCCTCGTGGTATAGTCAGAGATAGTTTATACTTTGGTTGTCCATCTTCTGTAGTTCCGTTCTCCTTAAAACTTGCCGTTGCATCTGTATCCGGTTCTCCTGTCGAAATGCTTCCAAATTCCAAAAAAGGAATTGCACCGTCATCTCCTTTAGGCAGTACAAGACCTATTTTATAAATAGGATTACCGGATGGGGCTGTTCCTGACAGCACAATAGAGGCATCTGCGTCCAATCCGGAAGAAATAGAACCAACTTCAAATAATGGGGTTTTGCCATCCGTACCCATCAAAGAAGCAGCTTCCAAGGCTACAAGTTCTCCACTAAGTATTCCCGGAAGAAGATTAACGCCAACCGGGGATTTTACAACCCTAAGATCGGTTACCATCTTTGAACTTCCCTGTAACGCATTCGTTACCCGCTGAACTAAACTATCAAATTCTTCCTGTGTCATAGTCGTTTAATCCAATGATATTTTTTCCGCTTTTCTAAATAAGAGTAGTCATACTGATATGTATAAGCCTCTCTTTCAAATGAGATATTTTCGTAAGCATTCCGACCATAACGAAAAAGTTTAACCAACCACTCCACCAGATACCAGAGATAAAAGAAAATGTACAACATTTCTTTCATTTGAACTGTATGGATAGCTTCATGATTCTGTATTCGCCGGGCAAGGGGTTTGTACTCATTTCGGGCAAAGATTATTCCGAAAAGGTTCATAGCTGTGAACCCCTTAACAGGCAATATGTTATTGTATACGATCTTCATCTGCAAGAATTGTTTCAATATCATCCAACATGGCAGACAAAGCAGCCTTGCACTCTCCGGGTGTCAGAAACTTGTAATCATTTACGTCGATCAAAAGTCGATTAGAACTACCCATGTAATTAGCTCCGGCAACCTTATTACCGTTTTTAGATATTTCGATCCGGATATCCGTTACCGGCTGTCCGACATCTTGAGAATAGGTGTACGTATTTATTACACCTTCACAAGCCTGTGTTGTTGCTATCTGATTGATTTTATTCGATACTATTTCCATAATACTATTTTTTTGATGTACCATTTTCCAATAAATTCACAACCTGAGCATAAGCCCCAGCGATAAGAGAGTTTGCAACTAACTTTTTTATCAAAGCGGCTTCTTCTGTTGTTACCTCTATCGCTCCCTTTGCATTGTAAATGCGCTGAGATAAATTGAATGAAGCCATTTTTTCATCTACATCTTTACATTCTTTGCCAACAAAGAGTATAGAGGCTACCATACGATAAATCATTTGAGTTTTAACCTTATCTTTTACGACATCTTTTACTACCCCGTTCACTTCTTCACGTACAACTTCTTGATACGTTTCAGTTACATCTTTTCCATCGAAATTCTTAAACGCTACATTAAAATTTACTTTCATGATGTTCTTATTTTTAAAGTATTCCCATCCCTATACACGGCACCTACCATGCTTCCTGAAGTCGGGAATTTGTTTATATTAAATATCATATTATTATTTCCATACAGACACCCTAGTCCGTCCGGACTGGAAAACAGCAATTCTGTAGGACTTAAAGTCACTCCACCAAAAGCAGTTCCTGAACTTGTTTTTCTTGTCATACTTAATGAAGGATAGTAGTATGTATCACTTTCTACAAAATATCCTAAGTTTAGTATTTCTACCTGTCCACGAAACATTCTGAATCGTCCGTCACCGGATAACAAACATCTATTTCCTGTTTTTGAGCCACATTCAAATTCGCCTTCTGCTTTTAAAGAGCCGTCATGACGAAGTATAGTCTTTACATTTCCAGCTTTTGCCTGGTCATAGGTACCACCCGCCCACAACATAATATTATCAATGTTCGCAGATATACCTCCCTGTTCAGTCCACACACCACCCGACAACAGTCCTAGTTTTATCTTTGTCGTCAGCTGTAAACCTCCGGAAATTGTCGTACCGTTTAATGCCGCTACCAGATCGGAGTCAAGAGAATAGATCGAATCGTTCGGGTTCGGTGTCCAGGGAGTTGCGTATTCACCATCTTCAAACTTTATTCGGTGTACCATCATTCTACAGGAAGTCGAACAAGCCATACAAAAGAATTGAGCATCCGTATTACTGGATACAGTAAACGTATATGTATATTCTCTGTCTCCGACCGATACTGGTATATCGGTTTGATATGGTCCGATCCATACTGTAACAGTTGTAGATACCGAAGAATACAGGCTAATTCGTAATGTGTATTTCCTGCGTACCAACAACTGAATACCGGCCAGGCTTCGATTGTATAACCGTCCGGAAATGTTTGAAAAATTAACAGAAATAGAACCATTCGATACTGATAAATTAGAAGCTCCACCATCTACCTGCCAGTAAACGGTGTTCTGACACTCTCCCGAGTTCCGGATCATATTCAAGTTATACGCCTGGATATCTACTTTTGACGCCATAATTTTCACTGCATCAGCCGTCTGGTTGATCATACTGACAATATTCGTCCCGGTGTAATCAGTTACAGCTACTTTGCTACTGATATTATCCGCATTGACTTGTATGGCCGATTCCGCAGATAATACACGACCAGTCAAACTACTGACCGAATACTGAGAAGCCTTTAAACTTATTTGATAAGCATTTGTCTCTATTGACGATTCCGCTGATGTAACCCGACGTCCCAAGCTGTCAAAATCAATCTGGGACACCTTCAGTTTAATAGCATCCGCATTTACAGTGATCGAAGCTTCATTCGCAGTAACCCGCCTGCCCAAAGCGTTGAACTCATCCTTTGTAGCTTTCAATGCTATTTCATCAGCCATAACAGAAATGCTCGCTTGTGCCTGTGTTACACCTTCTTCTGTTGTAGTGACACGCGTAGCAAGTAATTCTATCTTTTGATCCGTTTGTTCGATCTTTGTTTCGAATTCATTCCGTATTGCTGCAATCCTATCTGAAATAACCGTAAGGCTTTTTATGTATATGTCACCGGAGTAAGTGCAAGAGAAATCCCCAGTACCATCCCATTCTGCTGTTATTGTTTCTTCCTGATATTCTGTTGTGGCTGTTACCAGGGTTGACTTATAAAGTTCTTTCCCTGAGAATCCATAAGTCAATGTTCCCGCTGTTATAGCCTTGTATCGGATACGCATCACGTATGTACCAGATTCTCGGCTTTGCAGGTTTCCATTAACTTGTGTGATACCGCTTTTATACATACGCAGAACGCGGGATGCACTGTCCCGGATCACCTCTACTGAACTCTTTTTATCAGAATAGAAAGCCGCATTAAACCACAGCCACCCATTTGTTGCAGAGAATAAATTGATATCCTGAGTATAGTCCCATTTATCCAGTCCTGCCGTCCAAGTCGGATTGGACAGGATATTGTTACCGTTATCGTTGATAGCATCCCTGATAGAAGATATCTCACTTTCCAACTTCCCGTTTATAATCTGGAATGACTGGTAAACAGTTGTTCCATCTTCCAGGTAGATATCACATTCTTCGAAGATACCGCCCTTGATATAAATACCATGATGATAACCCAACTGTCCTAAATTGCCTTTATACTTTGATGTTATCCCGGATACGTTACCAATACGAACCTTTGTTTTATCAGTCATATCAGGAGATGTCAGACCATCTAATACGTCTATATAAGGCGCGTTTGTATCCGATGTTGCCAAATAGATTACACCCTGTCGATTTGGATCGGAATCGTTACCTGCACGGAATACCGTATCACCGGCCATCGGCACAGAATGACCATCTAAAAGAGGCTTTCTAAGGTCGAAGTAATCTTCTGTAATTCCAAATACCTCTCCATAATAATAATGGGATGACAGACCTGAGAACTGCTGACAACAGATAAGATCGTCACCTCGTATGTTCATGTACATCATTCCTTCGATCTTGTCAATCTTACAACGGTAACGATCCGAAAGTTCCTGAACAGATTCGATCTTATTGAAATCGGATACAAAACGATTGCCATTCAGTCCTAATGTTTCATTTACGACCATTGTGTTAACACGGAACTCTTTACGGGCAAGGAGATAATCAAATTCCCCAGATGCTTTTTGCATATCCAGTATAGTACCGTAACCCATCATGCCAGAGGCAGACGAAGGAGAACCGGACATCTTACCGATATAAACATTATCCCGAACCTTCAATTCTCCAAACCAGCCTAATCCATCATTATTGATCCCCCAACCGGCTCCCCATTCGTAACCTTCGGCAAACAATGTACTTTGCGCCATATCTTCAAAAGAAATCGCACCATGCGCTGTATCCGGAATATCTTTTCTCAGATACATACCATCAATATCTTTATGAAAGGATTGCAAATTGAATTTTTTGGCATCCCCATCCTCTGTATCGACGGCTATCCAAGAATTTACACCTAATGAACCTATCTCATCTAATTCACGGATCAGTTTTCCTTCTGCAGTAGCAACCGACAAAGAGAAGGCCGCAGCTGTATAAAGGGCCACAGCAGTAGATGTAAACTTCAATGGAGTTGTCGGATTTACTAAAATTGTATTCTTTAAAGAAGTCTCACCCTCTCCCGTTACATCTACACCATCAATAAGGGCCAGTTCTAAATCAGCCTTACCTACTTCCGTATAGTTGTTTACAGACAGCAACATATAATAATTACCATCTGCATACAATGGCTTACAAAAAGACAGGTTCGGGAAAAAGGTCGGATCAAGTTTTGCCTTTCGATATGAAATTCTCGGTTTATTTGCGTAAACACCTAAATACCCCGTCCAATATCTACGGACCAGGTTGTCATATTTCAAAGGTTCAAAAGTGAAAGAACGGAAAGTGACAGTTTTCATATCCGCATCAATCCATTTTCCCCAAACTTCCAGCGCAACGGTCCCATTCTCCAACAATAACCGGCACTTTGACGTTTTATTCAAAGTATATTCTGCTTTCCCTTCTTCAACTTTATAAGTATATAGAGGAATGTTTTTCTCAGTAGCAGCATAAGGAGACTGATATACCGTATTCTCCAGCTTATCGTACGTGTCTGCTGTAAACGTATATGCTCCGAACGATTTATCGACCAAATCATCTTCTGCATATTTCAGCATATTCTTTTTAGTCAATCCATAGGAATATTCCAGCTTATCATCTTTTTTATCGATAAGCATTTTTGAAATATTAATCGCTCCGGATTTATTCAGAATTACATCATCTACATTATAAAATGACAAAACACTTCCCTGCTGTTCAACCATCAAGCCAAACACCCCCATGACAGACTTTACAAAGTCCATCGTCGATATATCCGGAAGGTTCTCCCGGATAGGATAATCCAATAAGAATGCCGTCTGGGAATAATCCTTTTCATTCTCCGGAGCAAAAGAGATAGTCAAATCTATTTCATAATTACCCGTTCTAAAAGGGTCATAAATACCAAAACAAATATCACCTGCACCAATGTTTCTATACTCATCAATATCTTTTGATGCACTTTCAAATATATCGAACATAGGAGGCTCGCCTTCCTTAAACTCAACCGAAGGACTGAATATACCAAACTTCCACCCAGTTGCAGCATTATTCGCTTTTACTGTACCTTTTATCCGATATCGTCCACCTAATGGAATTTTGATAAAGGTTACAGGTAATGTACGATATATAAGGTCATGCAGTTTCTGATGATAAGGAGCATTTTGGTAACTCAAATCAGGTAGAATATCATAACGTTCCCTACCGGAGATCAGATCAGATGTTGTTGTCCCCTTGAGACGGAAAGCCAGATTCTTTGCAACGTCCTCACTCCCATTTGTTGTAGGTAACATCAACCACATTTTTTCGATCACAGATCGATAGGCGTTATTCATGACAAACGACTGCCCAACAATCATATCGAATAATGTAGACACTTTAATTGCTGGCCGTAAATGTTCGGGATGCTGTCTTTGCATTCCGTCTAACTTTGGAACCCATTTTACAAAGTCCGTTTCGGTCACACTATAGTCCCAGGGAATCAAACCACTATCCGGAAAAATATCTTTTAGCTTGTAATCATTGAGACTTGTCAACCGTTTATTCCCTCCGAATTTGATCAGAACTTCAATTGTTTTACTGGCAGATTTAACGACTGCAACACCATCATCAAACAGAGTGATACCATCCCTGATTACTTTTGCTGTGTGTTCTACATGTGGGTAGTCACTTTCTACATTCACCTCCGTTGAGAAACCAAACGTCTGAATGTTATGTGCTGTTTTAGGAAGCTGGATAGTATAAGAATAACCAGACAATATTGTTGACATATCAGCCGGCTTACTCACAGCACGATTCAATACGACACCCGATCCACCTTCCGGTAAATCAACCTCTACATTATCAATGAATAGTTTATCTTTCATTCGGTAACACTATTGTTATATCAAAATCCTGCAATGCGGCTTTTGTTCGTTTATACTCTTTTGCTTCAACCTCTACATTCAACCACCCATCAAGTACAGAGGCCTGTACAATAGCACTTTCCTGAATGGCCGTAAAGTCTTCAAATGTTTCCCTGTCCACCAAAGCTGTGAACAGAGTTATTTTATTAACCTGACTGAATGATAATTTATAAGTCAATCCTCCGATACCAGCTGTCTGAATATTCTCTAATTTCCGGCTGTCCTGATGAATACAGAATTCGTATGAATCTAACTCACCGCTACGGCTAATCCAGCGTAATGTGATATGTGCCCCATCTCCGGAGAAATTGACAACCTTATTACTTCCATAGACAACTTCAAAGATTCCGGAAGCGAGAGATACACCGGCTTGCACCACGGACCAGGCAACATTCTTCCGTACCATCCCATTTGACAACGTATCAATAGTGAACAAGGACTTTAAAAGTCCTGATGCATCAAACACAGCAGTGTTAGCTATTGCAGACACTTTTGTCTTCACCCCTTCAATAGTGATATCATACTCCCCTGCTCCTTCCATTATGAAAAGAACTGGATCAAAAACATACTGCGTATCCGTTGGTGCATTTACTGTTGCCATATTATTTGTTCAATTTTATAGATTCAAACTCCAATCTCATCAAGAAACCGACACGATCCTTTATACGTTCAATTGTTTCCGGAACCTCCGTTGTATATACATCGGCTTCGCCGCCCGTACGGTAAAGTTGTGTTCCTTCCCTGGCTATTTTACGGGAAACCAAATAAGCAAAAGAATTGCGCTCAGACTGGCTATCGAAAGAGATACCTTTATCAATTACCCACTGCTTTATGATCTGATAAAATCCTGCCGGAACCTTACCCGACTTACGTCCAGTCTCCAACGTACCAAAAGTCATACGTCCGAACAATATCCCACGATTCTCTGAAACATCTGTATGCATGGAGCCAGAAGTACGACCAGAAGCTCTACGGCCGGTACTGTCAATATTGGATATTATTCGTTTCCGAAGATCCTCCAATTCTTCAAATATTATGTTCTGTACTTCTTTCATAGATTACGTTCACATATTCCGGTTATCTCTTTCAATGTCACTTCAAAGACAATGCCTGATGTCACTGCATTGAGTTTATTATATGCAACCTGGTACTTCATCACTCCACCCAAAGGTTCAAAGTATCCCGTTTCATTCAACTTCACAATAAATCTCATGGCTAATGATTTCATCCGATCAACAACACTATCATTGTCCTGACCATTACCATTCAACTCCACTTTATCTAAGAAAGCCAGCATCCCGTTCTGGTTGTCACGGATATTTCCATTCTTAAAGTCCAGTTCCCCGGAAGCAGGAAGAACATACACGACGGCCGGAAGTGGTGTCCTGTCAATCTCCACATTAGCCAGGGTCCAATCCTCAAAAACGAACGGTACTCCTAGTGATTCAGCAACCTGTTTCAATTTATCCTGTACTGTCATTTCTGTTTACTTATTATTTGGTTCAACCTCCTTTGATACATTCCGTTGTCATAGTCGATCTTCATCATTGCATATATCCGTCTCTCCGGCAAATCGAATACTGCTTCATGAGAAATAGACAAACGTTGAGCAATCCGATCGACAACGCCAAAAACACCGTGATCGATCCCATAGAACCCTGCTTTTACTTCTTCCGCCGTCGGATTATATTTGAATGTTTTTTCGTCACGGATTGTCATACGTTCCAGTTCCCGGTAAACAGACAGACCATAGTTGTAAACAGAGATAAAAGGCTTACTCATCACCTCCTTCTCATCTAGTCCTAACAATACTTTTTGAGGAATAAACAGAAGGTCATACCTTGTATTCATGGAGGATAAGTCAATACGTTGACCGTATGTCAGTTCTGGTATTTTCACCGGAATAAATACAGTCTCCAACTGATCCCAAAAGTCAATACCTTTTAGCATCAGAATCACAGCTTCAATAGTAGTCTTACTCGTTATCTTCATTACCAGTTATATGTTGAGTTACCCGTACGCGGGGCAACAAGTCTATACATTCCCATTATCAGCATATCTAAATAGTCCGGAGACCGCTTTATTATACCCTTCATTGCTTCCTTGCTGATGATATCCTTTTTCCGGGTATCCTTATCTACATTTGCCGCGATCAACAGCTGTAGTTCTTCAGCAATGTGTTCCGCCTGATCCGGTCGGCAAATGATCTGCAACTGCCGTTTGTTTATCATTTCGGCCAACTTGTATGCACATTCGGCTTTCAGGTTCGCATATTTATTATTGAATGCAGATGCACCATTCTTAAATTCTTTGATCCCGTTTAGATAGCTCTCCAGATAACTTCCTAAACCATCACTGTCTGCAACTGTCTGGGACCTGCCGACACCACGCGTAACCATGAGCTTTCGCAAATCTGTTTCAATCTCCCGACCAGATGATTTGTCTTTATCAATCTCGATTGAAACCCGTAAGCCTTCCCAGTAACCCGCGACAAAGTGATCTCGTCCTTTCATTGCCAGGTCGGCACTTATAGCCTTCCCGCCGATCAATGCACCGGTATTGGTAAAGCAATCCATCACTGCATCGTAATCAACTAGAGAGTTCGGATCACCGTCATACTCCCAGTTACCCAGATAAAGACGTTGATACGTTACTTTGTCCTCTGTCTGACGAAGGGTATCAACATAGTCCTCTGTTACAAACGGGTTATCTTGTACTAATGCCGGTATGAATGCATACGGTGCTTTGATCTTACCGTCTTTCCAAGGCTTATAAAAAGTCTTGTATAACCAGTTCTTTTTCGGGTTACAGGTTATCAGTATTTTCGACGGGATATTATAGACATCATTCAGGTGTCGACCTGTACGAGTTTTCAACACTTCAAAAGCCAGACCGTTGATCTCTCCGGCTTCCTCTATCCATCCCCCGGTAAACTCTTTCGATCCTAACCGTTCATACATTGGGTCTTTATATGGATAATAAGTCAAATCCAGATAAACGATCTCCGAACCGTTATCGAACTTGATTCCGTCGTTTGTGACACGGTAACCGGTAAACCCGTGATATTTTGCAACTTTACTAAACGTTACCGATACTGAAGCCTGTGAGTCCTTTAGATTGTTACGACCAACAAACCAGCGTGTACCAGGCAAATGAAAGGCACATTGCATCAACCATTCACACCCTAACCAAGATTTTCCACCACCTCCCGCACCGCCGTACAGGATGAATTTATGTTCACTATCCGCTAGATAGTTGTAGGCAAGCCGCTGTTTTAAATTTACCTTCATTCATCAGCTTGCTTTATTAGCTGTTCTACGTTCGGTGTTACCGGCAGGAAATTGAAACCGGTAAACTGTATCTTATTACCGCCCGTTGTCACATCAACTTTTTGAGTTCCGTTTATTCCAAGAAGTTTACAACGCATTTCAATACATCGTTCGATACCGGCCAGATAACGCGGATCGCCCATGTTGATAATTTCCTCTCCCAGAACACGGGTAGAAGATTTCTTTTTACCTTTTGCCGGATCACCCTCACAATCATCTTTCTTCTCAACAGACTTCTTTTTCTGGTCCGTCTTTGATTTCTCCCAGGCTTCCCAATACTCGCGTTCCAGCTTGTTGATTTTCCCGAGTTCTATTGTCAATTGATTATTAACAAAATCCTTCCGGGCCTCCTCAGACTCTTTCAGTATCTCCTTAACATCATTGAATACTGTTACATGGGAAATCGTACGGCCAGTAATGGCAGATACAGACTCCGCAATCTCACGGAATGTATACGCTTTAAAGTAAAGAGGGGCAATCAACTGTTTGTCCTGCTCTTTTTCTCTTGCTTTTCTTGTTGCTGCCATTTGTTAAACCTATATTGTTAAACTATTACCTGATTTAGCCTGAAACCACTGTTTATATATTTCGTAAGATATACGAGCTGTCACAACAGGGGGAACACTCATACCGATCAAATATTCAGGTTTAATATCGGCAAAGTCATAATCTAAAGGATATGAGCCGATGAGACACATTTCTCTTTTGTTTAGGCTCCTAGGGATATCATAAAGAGCATTCACACCGGCCCCGCTCGTTAATGTAGGCGCCACATCATCTGAATGAATAATAGGGTTAGAAAACATACTAAGGCGCTTTTCTAGCCGATCTATTACATCTCCAAATGATTTATCAGATTTCCGTTTGTTATTCCATAACATTCTTTGGTATTCGGTAAGATTGTCTGATAGATCGTTCTTATCCATAATTTCTCTGAACAGGATAGGTGTTTCATTAAAGCTAAGCCGTAACTTTGGAAAGCATAGATCTTTCCTCCTACAGATAAAAAATACACGTTCGCGCTTTTGAGGAATACCCATACTCGCAGAATTAAGAAGGAATACCTGCACATCATATCCTATCTTCTGCACACGTTTTACGATCTCCTTTGAATAGGCGCGGGCATTACCCTGTATTATTCCTTTTACATTTTCCAGTATAGCAACCTTTGGTCGTAACTTGCAGATCGTATCAATGTAAATGAAAACAAGATCATCCAGGCGCTGCATTGCCTGACCTTCCTTGAAGCGCTTCTTTTTACCCCATGCGTTTTCCCTTTCCCCGGCCATGGAAAATGTAGAACAAGGTGGTGAACCATCCAGAATATCCAAATTATACAATTCGTTAGGTAAATTTTCTCTTTCATTGAACAGTCGAATATCTTCTGTATATAAGTACTTTGGAGAATGATTCCTGTTATATACTCTTGACACCTGTTGATCTAATTCAACCCCTCCGAGATGGTCATAGCCGGCCAGTTTATATCCCATAGATGAGCCACCTCCACAAATAAAAGTGCCAAAGACCTTCAGCCTGTGAGGTTCCATCCCTTTAAAGGGATAACCGTTCTTTATATACCACTCAAATTGTAATTTCATCATTGACATTTTCAAAAAGTAATTTACATACGGCCTTACTGGGATCAGAGTCAATAGTCATTAATGACTCTTTAACTCGTAAATAAGTTTCAGCATCAAACTTCAATATCAGTTCATGCGCGTCTTCCCATTCTTCTACATCAATTTCTCTGTTTTTATCGGAATAATCTTTAGCCTCATTTATCTCTAATTCCCATGTTTCCAGTTCATCAACGCCAAAATCTTTTACGATAGCATCAAAATCAAAGAATGATGTATCAGATGTATGGTTATCCGCTAAAGCTAATGCCTTACGCCGGGCATCTTCTGTCGATAAGTCTTTACGTTTGATCGCAATAAGTTCCGTACCATCACTTTCAATAACACGGACTTTTAAACCTAGCTCCTGGGCCTGCTCATATACACCATTTCCAGCAATGATACAATCATCATTATCAAAAAGGATAGAACGCCCGGCACCACATTCTTCAAGGCTTTTCCGGATCAGACGTTTGTTCTTGTCATCATGGATACGATAGTTATTTCGATCAATCTTTATATTACTCATACATACAGATTTATGTAAAGACAAATATAATAAAAATATCATATTGAATAATATATAATCATTATGATATTTACAAAACACAACTGTTAAGTTTATGGTTCCTTAAATATCATCACATCAAATTAATTTATACCTTTGGAAATTCATACAATAATATTATATGGCTACAATAACTCTCGAAGACCTTATAGAAGAAGGTAACAAAATTAGGAAGGGGATTTCTTATATACCTACATTAGAAAATGAATGGAGGACTTTTGACGCTTATAATCTAAAAAGTATATCAGAATATGAAATTTGGAAAAATAAGACTATCAGGTTTTTATCTTTCAAATTTACAGGAGACAGATGTATTAATGATTTTGAAAAAGCTGCTGAAGATTTTACTAAATCCTATAATTCACCTAGTTTATTTGACAAATTACTAGGAATATTGGAATCATGTCTTGTTATCCCAGAACTCCCAAAAGTTCAAAATGAGAATAATAAGACAGACAATTCTATACATGTCAATGTTAATCAATCTCAAAATCAATCTCAAGAACAGTCTTTAGCTATTGACATCTTCATTGAAGCAATAAAAGATGAGTTAACAGGCAAACAACAAAAAGAGATTAAAGCAATCATAGAAAATGAATCTGATCCTGTACAAGCTAAAAATAGACTTATAGATAAGATTAAAAGTTTTGGTTCTGATGTTGCTTCAAATGTTATTGCCAATATTATAACAAACCCTGCTATATGGGGGAATTTTTAAACGACCTATTTATAAATTATATACAAATAAAAATGAACGAATCAATTACAAAACAGGCTTTACCGTCAGAAGAATACATAAAATTGTTGGGAATTGCTCTATGTGTTTTCAATTCAAATAATGCTTTTGTCATTGAAAATATTCTAAATAATAAAGGAAAACATCAATATGATTGGTATAATTTAATTGATACAACATCAGGATCTAAAAAGATGGAAACTGCAATCAAAAATACTATTACAGAAAATTCAGATGATAAAATAGCTAATTTATTTGAAGAACTATGTGATAAGAGAAATCGAATTATTCACAGTTTTCAAATAACATCAAACGGAGAGCAAATATTAGCTACAAAGGAAAAAGAAACAAATAAGCAATTTATTATTACAGAGGACTACCTTAAAGATTTCATTAAAGAGAATGAAGACCTATCAACAATGCTCTATAAATTTAGAGGATATTAACATTTAAGGCCATAAATAGAACTGTATCAGCAAAGAAAAGGAATAAAGTATTAACCTTGCTAACACAGTTTTTTATGAAAGAAGAATTGAATATTGAAAGCATCAAGAATAAGGCTATCAAATAGCTAAAAGCGGGTAAACTTTTATTGGGCAAGATATTCTAACAACTGGCTATAAAGTTTGGAGACCGGTTTAAATTATTGTAATTTTACGCTCGTCGGGACGGGTGGTCCCGTCCCTTGGCGCGGGCCGTTCCCCGACCAATGAGTTTTCTAGAGATAAATAATGCGTGACACAGTTTATTTTACACTACCCAACTATTTATAACATTTAAAGTACTTCCCCCACTCTAACCCCTCCCCCTCATTTTCCTTCTACTCTAGGGAAATGAGGGATACTACAGAGAATTCATTAACAACCTAACAACAATGCATTAGTAGGACGATATTCCGGATGGGTTTCATACTCTTCTTGAGAGATAAAATCCAAAGAAGAACCGACAGATTGGATACCCTTACATCTAGCAATCAAATGTATAGCCAAAGACTTCAATGTTAAATCAACTACAGAACTATTAACAAATAAACCATGTGCTAATAAACCTAATGAATGCAAGGCATCTAATTCTCTATCTATTCTGTCTAAATCAGATATTTGACAGATTTCAAAAAGAGTATTTAAATCTGTACAATATTTGCATCCTAAAAACAAATTATTTTCAAATTTCACTTTTAGGCAATTTTCAAAAACATAATTTAATATGCGCGCTTGAATAACGGTTAGTTGTTTCAATAGATTAATAAATATTAAATTAGAATCATCTTTTCCATCCGCCGTAATTGATGAAGAAAACAATCCTGCCCACATATTCTGAAGTTCTTCATCTTCAACTAAAGAAGCATTTTCTGCAATACCAAAACCAACTCGTGGATTAGCCATCATTATTTCTCCATCTTGAATAACGATCTTGCCCTCGGCCTTTTGTAAGATACTACACAAATTTTTTAATCTCCAAATTCTAACTTTATCACGTCCCCACAACCCTAATTCCTCTAACAAAGGACGACACGTCAAACTTAAAAAGTCCTTAATACCATCAACACTAGCCTCCGCAACCATATTCACAGTCTTTGCATATGGTGCTACCCCTAAAAGATCTCCAACCAAAGGACTTGATTTTTCTAACTCACTTTTATCCATCATGTTTTTTTTCAACAAATTTAAACAAAAGAAATATACCCAATCGCTTTTTAGGAAATATTTTCTATTTAAGAAAGAATAAACAAAATTTTAGTCAAGAATTCCATCTTATAATATATCTCTACTATTTATCTTCAAAAAATATCACACGAATAAAAAAATCATTTTTATATTAAGAGAAACGGTTTCTCTTCCCGTATATAGAAATTTGTAACATGAAAGTTAACAACAATCTTTGTCAGAGATTTATAATTGATCTTATAAAGTATTTCAATATGAGCAGAAATCTACATAATACAATGCTATGAATATATCTACAGAGTTTAAATACATCTAATTACGCCGTCAGCTTACGACGGATCAGGTTCATATTCTTTTTTACAAGCGCAATTATTCGATCGTGGTACTCTGTATTTTTGTTACACACTCCCCGAGATTGAACTATCTCCATCTTTTTAAGCGATATCTCTATTGTCTCAATACGCTCATTTCCTACACGGGCAGAAAGTATAAGAGAATCGTCTTTCAAAAAGTATTTTGCACTGTACACGCAATGATGCATGATCGCACCTTCCGCTAAAAAGTCCTGGACACTTCGTAATACAGAAACCTTGATCAAATTATCAGAAAACTCAATATCGAAAAATTTAGCTTTTAACTCCTGATATTTTTTTTCATATTCAGCCGCCTCATGTCTCTGCTCTTCTAATCTCTTTTTGGCCTGTAAAACACGAACTTTATTCTCTACTCTATCATGGGCCTCTCTGAGATTAGTAGGACAAACATATCTTGCATTAAGAATATCCATCCCTAGAGTTCTCAACATATTTATATAATCCGTCCACATAGAAGCATCTTTTATGATATATCCATTTCGCAAGCAGATCCGAATTGATGGCCAACAAGAAACAGTACCCCGTTGGCCTAAAAAACGCAACATATCGTATTGTTTTGCCTTTAATAGGGTTTCAGCCTTACTATTTGAAAGTAATAGAGTAAAGATGGATAAAGGAGTAATACCATGAAAATAACCTTTAAATCCATTCCGGGCGATGTTAGGAATGTACCGTCGACCCGGGTAAATGTATTTTGCAAATATATCATACTTCTGCCGGTTGCGTGAAGGACTCCGAATCTCCATCGGAGAACTCCAATCCCACAGGTCAATATAGAAGAAGCTCATTTTTGTTGAACGATACACCAATACTTCTTTTCCTTCGGGTGATATCCAATTCTGTATAGCCTCATTAACCTCATAGGTTGTAGGATATCCAACTCTACAAAATTTTCGTGCGACATAATGCCGAAGAACTTGAAAGCCTCTATAAGTTGTGATCACTGTATAATATTCATCTATACTATCCTTTTTCTTTCGGCTACTCGAAACTTTTAGTTTTGTTCCACAATGAGGGCAAATAACCTCTGTCAACACTAATATTAAATGTCCTTCAGGCGGTTGCCATGTATGACCGCATTCTGTACACCAAACTGTCTTTTTACATAAATACCCCGTATGTTCAAAACAATGCTCAACAGCCCACCGACGTTGCTTCTCTGTTATCACCGGAAGTTTCACTCTTAACTCATCAACCTGCTTCTGCAATTTTGTTTTCGGTTTCATAGCTTAATCAAATAAAGATAATTGTAACTTACTTTCTTCTCTCTTAGCTTTCGCTCTCTTAACTGGCGGTTGATTAAATACCGACAACTGAACAGGTTCTTTCTTTGGCTTATCAACCTGGCGAGTGTTAGAAACTCTGTGTCCTCCAGAAACATTTATTTTAATATTCTCTTCATCGTAATAGTGTATAGCTAAGCCGAACACTTCATCATCAGTCATTACCACTTCATTACCGCGCTTCCGCGCTTCACCTAAAATATAGCGGCAACATTCATCAATGTTCTTCTTTGGATTAGTAAACTTCGGAGCGAATAGTGTGTCCTCTGCTGCCCGCTGTTTCAAATAATCAGCGATTATTTCATTAAAGCTTTTTGTTCTCATAGGATATTATTTTTTAGTTTAGTTATCTTCTACTTTCTCCGTTCAACTCAATCAGGTTGAACATTTCACCACGTCGATCACGGATATAATCACCGTATTTACGTTCTACATCATTTGGATAAAGGTTTGTTGTTACATAGGTTTTTAATCCATACTGTTGCCAATAGCTGTACCGAATGTGAAATATATGCTGCATCACATTCAACTCATTCCCGAAATATTTTGCCGGGATTGGTTCACGGCCGAACTCGTCGAAACACATATCAACCGGCCCCAATGAAGACCATCCGGCATTATCCAAATACCGGCTCAAATCTCCGTGCATTGCATATTCTGTCGTAATCCGGCTACACACATACACTCGGAACCCCCTTTGTAAAGTTTGCATAAACCTGCTGAAAATATACATCAGCGTAGATTTTCCGGTACCGACCGGACCAGCTAACCACAAACCTTTTTGGATATCGAGCGATCCCGGTTGTTTCAGGAAATACAGAAACAGGGAATACACGATCGCTCTGTTTCGCTCGTCGATTACAAATGTGCCTTTGGAATAGTGATCTGCTACCCGAAGAAACAATTTCTTATAGGCCGTTAGGTCAATCTTATTTTCCGGCGTATCCGTTACCGGACGCTGGATTGTTTGTCTTACTTCCTGTACTCCTTGCATCTCGTTTAATTTTTTCGTCTAAAATCCATTTGTTTGCTAAACTATCCCAGTCAGTAACCTGTACACCGGTTCCTTTACGCCAGCCCTGGGAATTGTAGTGAGAGAAAAATAACCGTCCCTGGTTCTCCCAATCTGGCAATAAGCTGCCGGAAAAGAATTTTAATACATCGTCCAGTACTGGAGGAATAAATTCTTTCTTTGCCCTACTGGATTTCTTTTTCGGCTTTTCTTCCGGAAAAGGCAAATTGTTTTCATGGGGGATTATAGGGGGGATATTATTACTTGTTTTATTTAGTTTATTTATAGGGGTCTGATTAGGTATCAGGTTAGGTGTTAAGTTAGGTGTCAGGTTAGGTATTAAGTTAGGTGTCAAAATTTGATACCTAGTTTTATCTTTTTGACCTTTTCCACCAGGAAAAAACTTTATCATTCCAATCTGAGATAACCGGTTCCTGGCTGTTTTCATAGTATTCAATGACACTCCCACATTTGCAGATGTTCTATCATCCGAATGCGTCCAGTTATCCGCCCAGCCTAAACGATTTGCTGTTTTTACCAAGTAAAAATACAGTCTCGTTTCACAGCAGGAGAATTGCCATTGCTCATCCAATTCCCAAAACCGATTTATTAATTCAATATAATTCATCGCTCAATACCTAAATAGTTCTTGACCTCTTTCATAAACTCATTCAATGACCGGCAGACAACGTATTTATTGCCTGCCGCCTCCGCTACCCTCTGCCAGTCCTTCTGCGAATCCTGCTGCGTACCATTCTTATACTTCATCTCTATGCAAAGGCTACCGTGACCACCTTTTGGAAAAAGTAAAATAAGATCAGCAACACCAGCCCGGACACCCTGCCTTTTGAGATTGGCCGCTTCTATCTTGTTACGTCGGCCACCGTTCGGAACAGCGAAAAGAAGCAGTTTCAATTTTGGAAATTGTAGATTGAACCACTCTATACATGAAGATTGCAGACCTGCCTCACCTTTCATATTGCATTGCTGAATAGTGCACCATCCAGACGACGATCGAACGGGGACGTGCTTGTTTCACTTTTCTTGATCCCTGATTTAGCAGACATTTTCAAAATCATTGCATCGACAGTTTTCTCCGGTACCTGATCATCTGTCCCGGTTACATCGTTTGCTATGTCTTTCTTTGTCTGAATAATATCCCATATCGATTCATCAATTGTATTTTTTCCAAGGAAGTAATAACAATTCACACTATTCTTTTGACCGATACGATGCGCTCTATCTTCCGCCTGCTCGCAGTCGGCAAACGTCCACGGGAACTCAACAAAGGCAACACGGCTACTAGCTGTCAATGTAAGACCTACCCCTGCCGATTTATAATTACAGATGATAAGGTTACATTTCGGATCATTCTGAAACCGATCAACGGCATCCTGTCGTTCCTGGCTGGTATTGTCTCCAACGATGGTAACTGCATTAGGGAATACTTTCTTTATCTCCTGTACAACCTCTTTAAGAAAGGCAAAAACAATCAACTTTTCACCGGAATCAATTATGTCCTGGATAAACTCTACGGCTGCCGATATTTTTCCTCTAGCTGCAATTTGTCGGAGTTTCTGCATTTGTACCATCACTTTACCACGTTCGGCCCGTCGTAACTTTTCATCATCAGCATTTTCATAAGCAGCCAGATAACTAAGCAGATCATGTTCTGCATCCTGATATTCTTTTCTGTTTGTGATATCCACATTCACGACCTGACGCATCTTATCCGGCAGCTGATCCAAAACCTTTGCTTTCTCCCTCCGGAAGAAACCGGTATTCCATAATCGCCAGTTTAGCATCTCCAAATTACTTGCCTGCCGTGGCCCCTGCATAAAGTTTGCTTCAAAACTCTTATATCCTCCAAAATCATCCAAACGATTCATAATCTTTAATTGCTGGATCAGGTCACCCGGACCATTGATCGAAGGTGTTCCAGTGAGCAGGAAACGATATTCCTTTCCCTGGCATAACTTGTAACAAATCTTTGATTGCTGTGTCTTACTTGACTTACATCGGTGGCTTTCATCAATGATCACACACTTAAACAAACTGGCTACCGGCTTTAGCTTAATCGACCGGGTTACACCACCGGCAAAGTCTTCAACAAAAAACTTTTTCAATGATTCATAATTCGTAATGAAAACATCACAGCACCCCATTTCGTAATACCGGTGCCAGTTGTTTTTATTCCGATCATCAAGGATAATCGCATCTTTTCCAGTGAATTTCTTCCATTCCCGTTGCCAGTTGATCTTTAGACTGGCGGGACAGATCACCAATACCGGCCATGTTTTTGCTATAAAAGATGTACCGATAGCCTGCAATGTCTTTCCTAAACCTGGTTGATCCCCAAAGAAACACCGCTTTTTCTGTAAAGCGTAGGCAATGCCTTGTTTCTGATATGGGAAAGGTTCTATCTTTAACCCATGTGGTGAAATTAATTCCGGCATCGGAGGAAGCGTATAATGAACGTCCGGTCTTGAAGCCTGAGCTCCTTTTTGTACGCTTTTCTCATAGCCATATTTTACAGCCCAGTTAGCGAATATGTCGACATAGGCCTTTTGAGTATACTTTCCAGGTGGATAAAAACTTTTAGGTATCACCCACATATTTAGTTTGCTGTCAAACTTCCGTCCAGGAATACGTTTAACAACATCAACCATTAGCGGATGATACTTAAATTGCAGGAAATAATTCTTTTCGTCTTCTTGGATTAACATGCTGCAGCAGTTGCAAGAGGTTCACTTTTCGGTTTACGTCCTCGCTTCGGTTTCTCAACTGTGATCGGAGTAACCACTCCGGTATCCGTATCTACCATTTTTCCAGCATCAAACGGAGCGTCCGGTACTGCTTCAAAGTCTAGCGTCGTTTGAGTGATAGCAAATTTTTGATTGAACAAATATTCTTTTACTTCATAAATCACTGCCTGTACAGCCAGGTTCAATTCATTAATATAAGGATATTCAAATTCACTATCCGATGATTCCAACGCCTGAGCTGGAGAACTGAAATCAACTGAACCACCAATTTGAAGATACCGTTCACCCATCAAAATGACCGTATCGGTACTACTATCATTCTTTCCCATTTTGATACCGTAAACATCAGCATTCTTAAAATCATCGTCGTCACCGATCAGATTATCCATTCCAACAATCGCAGCTCGCTCACTTACTTTATCGGATTCTTTCATTTCTGTGAGAAGAATAAAATGAGGAATCAGTTTCTTGAAAGCATTTGTACAATCAATATGTGCCGGTATCTCAGACTTAACAACGATATCCTTGTCACCCTCCGGACGGAACTCCGTATAAGTTACTGTCAACTGACGACCATTCAAAACGGCCTTTTTAATTTTAGGTTCTCTTTCTTCCATACTATCAACGAATTAATGTGTTATACTTTTCCGGACATGTGGTCATTACTATTGCAGAACCAATCACTAACCGGGTTAATTTTTTCGCTTTCAACAACCTTTTTTCAGTGGCTTTTACTGATTTTACTAAAGTCTGTTTAGCGGTTTCACTCTCATGTTCATGGGCGAGATTCCCAATCTTAACCTGTTTTTCCATCCTAATACCTTATATGTTCATACCTGTTTGTAAATGAGTTGAAATATTGATCGTCCGGAGACGGTAATCTTATACCGAATTCGCTAGCGGCATCCGCCTGTACTTTGTTGAGAAATACAGTCATTTCAGCCGTATTAAGTTTCGATGTAGTCCGGACGACAATTTCCTCTTTACCATTAATGAATACATTTCGCCAAAGGAACTTTTTACAGTAATATTCATATACATCTTGTTTCAGTGTACCTGTTTCATCTTCTATACAAGTAAGCCACATCCACATGAGGGCGTTTTGGTCAACAGTGCGTTTCTTTACTTTTTTCTTTATTTCAAGCGTATATTCACCGTTGACAACAAGATTAAAGAGAAGCTCGATCGGCTGACCGAGCCACTTGATTACTCCTTGTTCCTTGACAAATCGTGTTTTCATATTTCAGCAAAAATCTTTTTATCAGTGATTAGTTCCCGGTTCAATTCGAGAAATTCAATAAACCTTTCACAATGCCGGGTTAATAGTGTTCGACTCTGTTCGTGCTCATATTTATAAAGTTCTGGGTATTGTACTCCGGTAATGAGAGGAGTTCGGCTTGTGCCTCCTTTCAGATGATAAGCAGTGTACTCAAAAGAATCAATATCTTTAACAAGACCGGAAGAGATAAGGCAATAAGGATACACATGTCGTTGCCAACCTTCTGAGTACTTTCCAAACTCATACCGGGAAGTTGTCTTAATATCGTACACCCTATTACGGTTCAGTTCATCAATGTATCCGTACAACTCAACGGTTCCGTATTTTGTAGGGAGAACAGCTTTTACAAATAACTGGCTAACAGACCCATGAAAATATTCTGCTGCCTTACAGCAGAAACGATAAGAAAAATAAAATGTTCTGTTGTTGTATGTCGCTGTAACTACATCGGCATTGATATCCTCTATGATCTGAGTTCTTACCGGTTTTCTATGGATAAAGTAATCAACAATATCATTGAATGCTGTACCCTTATCTGCGGCTTCTGAATCGAACGGAACCCGGTTAATACTGTCGAGTAGAGACTGTTTCATTTCAGTCTCTATCTCTTCATACGTCTTTTTATAATCTCCTGTCTCCTGATCTTGATTGAAAAAATGCTCAAACTCACGATCCACATGCAGATACTTTTCAAACTGATCTAAAAGAGACGGGTAGAATTTATACTTAAGCTGTTGCTGCGGCATCGGCTGATTCATATTTCTTAGTTAATTTGTTCAACTTTAATCCCAGGCTATTACATTTATCCCGGATCATCAGACCGGCTTTCAGTTTGCTATCCCAAATATGTTGTAGCTTTCCCATGTTTTCAGTGACACCATTGGCGGTATCAGCATCAACAATCAACTCTACATTTTCCTTTACCACATCAATCAAAGCCTCATAATCATTACTGATATCTGCCTGCTTTTTCAAATAAGCCTGATAGCTATCGAATATACTTGATAAGAAAATGTTTTGTCCGGTAACATTGCCAGAAGCATCAATAATGATTGGTATCTTCTGCATGGGCGGGAGATTACATGTGTTCTTTGCATAGAATTTCTCAGTAGGTGACCAGCTAATCGTGCGTTCACTTCCAATCGCTTGCATGTAACCAACCAGATCAAGTTCTTTAATCAGGTCCCCAGCAGACGATCCGCCAATCTCTGGACGGACAATCCGGTTCTCTCCATCCTTCTCCTCTCGTTCATGGGCGACAAAAATCAAATTCTTTCCCATCATTGAACATTGGGAAAGAAAATTGATAAACATTGTCTTACGAACTCCATAGCCTTTTAAAGAAAGGGAACCGTCACGCTGTCCCATCTTCGGATCGTTTTTAATAATATAGGCAGACATAAAATCCAACATCTTCCCGGCAGTATCAATAACGATTGTTTTAAATGGAGATAAATCTTCCTGCAATGCCTCAATCACCATGTCCCAATTTTTCACCTGTAACGTCGGACACTGAAAAGCGCCATTCACACGCTTTACACCTCCATCAAAATCCAATAATACCGGAGAAGGGGTGGACAAACCTAATGTTGACTTACCAAGACCTGGCTGTCCGTAGATCAGCGCTTTGATTGTTGTAGAAACTTCCAGTTCGGAAGGTTGTTTGAATAAACTCATAGCTTGAAAATTAATTTGTTAGTAATATTATTTAGTATTCTCTTTTTTCTTCAATTGTTTTTCCGTTACAACGACAGATACACCAAAAACACAAGCCCAGAAAAAGACATTTCCAGGTTCCCATTTATCTGCGTTACACACAAGAAATAAGCATCCGAAAGACAGGAAAAAGAATAGGAAGGATAATAGTAGTTTCATTGTGATTTTCGATTTAGGTATTGTGTTATATCACTCTCTTTATACATCACCTTTGCCCCTATTCGGGTAGGAATCAATTCGCCACGTTTTTCTAAATTATTCATTGTCCGGTCTGTTACCCCTAGCTTTTGAGCGGCTTCTTTCAATGTTATCAGACGGTCTTCAAATTGTCTTCGCAAGGGAGAAAAACGCTTATCTAAAACCTTGTCAACAGCAATCTCTATCAAATTAGCCAGTTCTGTCACAGGCATTGATATCATTAGTACAGCTTTAGTATCCATTATTATGCAACCATTAATTCATATTCAAAACGTCCTCTTATCCTCCGGGCTCTACATGCAACCTGATCCCAATTTCCCCAAGTTGAAAGAAAGAGAGATAGAAAAAAGATTGCTAACATTTGCCGGGCATCTTGTAGATTAAATTCAATCCCATATATCAACCGGAAGAATTCTTTTATCAATCCAATCTGGGTAGTTACACCCAGTTTGGCCATTGCCGACTTTATCTGATTTTTTTCGGTGTGTTCCGATACACAGCGTTTATCGGCTGCCACTTTTACAACCTCATGTTCTGCCAGATAAAGTACTGCATCCGTTTCCGAAGCGGTGAGCGGAATCATATTTGAGACAGTTTTCTTTTAAGTTCCTCCGCCATCTTTTTGCGTTGAGCAACTTTAGGTTTTAGATACGCGACAGCCTCACACAATACTTTGTATTCGGCATCATACCATTTCTCTTCATCAGGGCCTTTCTCATGTTTCATCATAGTATTAAATGTCTGGTGTGATACACCAGCTCGTTCACATATGGCCTTTTTATCTCCGTACTGTTTGTTTACACGGATAAATTCAATTGCTTCTTGTGTAGTCATAATTAATTTTATTATTGATTTGTGTGGTCAACCGGGAGTCGAACCCGGTAACAAGCCTGGCAGAAAAATGAATATATTGTCAAATAATTTTGTTTACTCCGCTACACTTGTGACCGCCTGCTCTAAGTTGGTGTTCTCTCCTTCATATCGCAGACTCATTTAGTGGGTTATTTACTCGTAACCAGCGTGCCTTCACGCCTTAACGGTTACATATCATATCTCGTAGTACGTCAAAGATCGTTTTCAATGTGGACGGTGCCGGTATCGAACCAGCCTCTTTACATCGTGCGCACTCTGTAATGTTTCATCCCAGATTACTGACCGCCCGTGTGCCGGGACTCTCACCCGGCTGAACCTTATTTTAGTCAATCATTAGCCTGCTTCACAGCGGTTTTCTACTTTGGTAAATTTGTTTCCTATCAGTGTATATCCGATGCGAAAAGCTTCATCAACAACAAAGGCATACAATCCAGCAAACTTCTTCGTGTTTATTGCCAATGTTTCAGTTGAATAGAATTTGTCTGAATAGACAACCTCATAATCCCAATCGGCACGTTGTACATGGACTGAAAAATATTTCTGGTTAGTGAATATTGCAATCGTAACTTCCGTTCCGAAACATTCACATTGTACCACTTGTACCATCTTTAAAATATCTCTTAATTCATTCATGGCTACCTCCTTCCTACACCCAGAAATCAATGATGTACTGAACAGCCTCTACTTTGCTATCAACGTTATACTCTCTGCATGCTTCTTCTTCTGTCATGCTTACTAAAGTTTCAATTTCCGCTTTCATTAGTTCAATCTTGTTACTCATATCGTTTACTTTTTTATCAAATTGACTATATCAGGTTATTTACTTTTCTTATATTTGCTATTTACTTTGTATTGTGATTATTGTTTGTTGTTAATCACATTGCAAATATAAAACATGTTTGATTTAAAGCAAAGAAATAATCAAACATTTTAGATCGCAACTCATATGCTATAAAACATATTATATGGATAATATTGAATTACCAGCTATTAATCAACGCATTAAAGAAATAATAGACGATCAAACAAAAGGAAATGTCACTGCATTTTCTCTAGCTTTGGGGTATACAAGTGCACAAAAAGTTAATAGATTATTCAAAATTGATTCAAGAACTGGAAAATATCCTGTTCCATCTTCAACCATAATATCAGACATATCTAACAAGTTTGATATAAATACAAACTGGATTGTTTCAGGGATAGGGGAAAAACATATTACTTCTAAACAAAATGAAGCCATACAAATAATTAATGGAGGTATCATGATGGTTCCGCTCGTCAACCAATATGCACAAGCTGGCTATATGATGGGTTGGGCTGACGTAGCCTACATTGAAACACTTCCTAAAATCCCGTGGATTGTTGACAAAGAATATAAAGGTAAGTACATCAGCTTCGAAGTCAGAGGTGACAGCATGGATGACGGTATGAAGCACAGCTATGAGCAAGGGGACATTTTGCTTTGTCGAGAAATTGGTTGTGATTACTGGAAAAGCAAATTACATATCAACGCATGGGATGCATTCGTCATCGTACATAAGACAGATGGTATTGTACTCAAACAGATTGTTGACCATGATGTTGAGAAAGGAATAATTACCTGTCATTCCTTCAATCCGATTTATCCAGACTTCACGGTGGACCTCAGAGATATAGCGCAACTATTCAATGTGGTCAAACAACAAAAGAATAAGTAAAACAATATGAGAAAAAACATGGCATAGAAGTGCCTAAATAAAAATCACTAATTAAACATTTCACAAAATGAAGAAAACATTTTTACTATTACTGACCATTATTGCATTATCTAGCTGTGTCACTAGAAGCTATTATGTTGAAACAGGAAGTATTGATTATAGTCAATACACAAAAGAAGGATTTTTTATGACAGAAGCTTCATCCGTATCATTCAACTATGAGCCAGTAGCATCTGTATATACTATTATATATAGTGGAGAGGACAAAGAGTGGGCAAAAAAACACAAGTCGAAAGAAAATCCATTTCCATCCAATCGCAGAAGGGCAACATACACAGATGGTATAGATGCCATATATAAAGATGCTGTCAGCAAAGGTGCAAACGGCATTATTGGTCTTAAATATCATGCAATATACGACGGTATATACCTTGATTATATCTATGTGGAAGGCATGGCTATTAAAAAGAAGTGATGTGATGATTAAAATACTAAATACATTACTGTTATTGTTCCTTTTTGCAGGATGCGAAAAAAAGGAGTCCATAGAAGTTGAAAAAACGATCGATATCATGACTCTAACTCCAGAACAAAGGTTAGAAAAAGCACAAAATGTAATAATCGAATATTCCAAGAATTATTATCCAATTTATTACAATCCTTTAAGTTGGAGCGAGTTGATAGAAAGTAAAACCCCTAACAACGGTACTACTTATTGGGATATAACGCATGAATACGTTGTTAAGAAAAAAGAAGACAATACTAAATACCTAATAAAAAGAAAATATTCACTAGACAAGTCAATAACAAAAGTTGCAGGATTTACTCATCAAGGTGAATATATACTATAAGTAGATGCAATGCTTTATATCTCCTATATAAAAACTAAGAATATGTTAGCGAACGAGAAGATTACAGAAAACAGGATTATAACCGACCGATTCCTGGCTATCATGTACCAGCTGATCGGACTAAGGATAATAAAAACAAAAAAACAATTTGCGGAGTCCGTCGGCCTCGCATCCTCTAACATATACCGTATGGAGATTGAAAACACAATGAATGTACCCTTGTATGCTATTCGCATGGCATACGAGCGGTACAATATAAATCTTGAATATATATTTACTGGAAAAGGAAAAATGTTTAATGAATAACCGCTCTATTGCCATCTGTTACGGTCAATACACACGTTCTGAGAACAAAGAACATCACTGCTGGGTCAACAACCGTTGTCCGGGCTGGGGGTGCCGTAAACTTAATGCAATCGGTCCACAAAACTCATGCCCAGCAAGTGCTTTTAAATTCTGGTACTCATTCGGCAAGTTTACAAACAAAAAAATGAAGTTCTGGAAAGTTGATAAAGAAGAACTACTCAAGCAACTAGAAAGGGAAATAGAACGTTTTGATATTATCGAATGTCCTGTATTCAATATTGATAAAGCTAAAGCAATGATAGCATCATTTCCGGAGACAATACATATCGACGGAGACAAATATGTTTTATTGGAAGATTCCAAAACAGGAAAAGTACTAGGTATCTCACATTGGGACGATCCGGATGACTATTTAAACATGAATGACTACGAAGTAAAATGGCAGGATTAGAACCCAAATTCATATTAAAAGAACCGAATAGAGGAACACATACCCTTATATACCTCTTCCTCAATTGGAAAGGTAAACGGTTAAAAATCTCTACATCAGAAACTATTATCCCGGAATACTGGGATAAGGACAACCAGCGTCCAATATCGAATAAAAAACAATTAAGAACCCTTGCTCCCATCTTACAAAAGGAACTTAGCATTCTTTCCATCAAGTTAGACGAGATTGATCTGTTCGTTAACGACCTAATCCTTGACCTAAAAAGAGACAAGACTGTATCACTCGACACGATACAGAAAAGAGTCTTAGAATTTTTAGGTCGTAAAATGATCGAAGAAGCAAAACCGGTTAACTTCATTGAATACTTCACGTCTATGGTCACCCGGATGGAAAACGGTACATATCTAACCGACAAAGGGACAAAATATTCTCCTAACACTATCAAATCATACAAATCAAACCTATTGTTGTTGACTGATTTTGAAAAAGAGATCGGTTGCATTAATATAGAAGAAATAGATATTGATTTTTACAACAGTTTACTCCAATATTGTAATCAGATTGGATTCCGGACCAATACAACAGGATCTGTTATAAAAAGAATAAAAGCAGTACTACATACAGCTTTTGAAGAAGGAATAAGTAAAAACACTATATTTCAATCAAACAACTTTAAAGCTGTCAAAGAAAAAGTTTATAACATATACCTCACATCTGAGGAATTGAAAAAGCTGATAGACTTACCGCTATCCGGAACATACGAAAAATACAGAGATGTATTCCTGATCGGTTGTTATGTAGCACAGCGCTACAGCGATTACAGCAGAATCTCTCCTGAGCATATCCAAACAACAGGAAACGGGAACAAGGTCATTGACCTAATACAAATCAAAACAAAGCAACGCGTATTGATCCCCTTCTTATTTCCAGAGCTTGACACCTTATTACAGAAATATGATTACAAAGTACCTAAAATAGTAGAACAGCCATTCAACCGAGCACTAAAAAAAATCGGAGAACTGGCCGGCATCGACAAAGAAGTAGTTTTGACTGAGAACATAGGTGGTGAAACAAAAGAGCGCCTGGTAAAAAAATACGAGTTGATCACCTCACACACCGCACGCCGTACCGGTGCAACAAATTTATTTTTACTTGGCTACTCCGCTATACAAATAATGAAAGTAACCGGACATACTACCGCTGAAAGTTTGATGGACTATATAAAAGTCTCATTGGAAGAGAATGCTGATAAAATGGCTACCCAAATAGAAACTGAGTAA